TTTTATCCCAGCCGGTGGTTTTTGCATCTTTGTCGAAAGCTTGAATAGACGTATGAAATGCGTCCATATTGGTTTGCATCGTAGACAATGTGTCTCCAAAACCTTCGAACCCCAATACAGATATCAATCGTCCAGCCGATCCGATAGCTTCACTTCTATCCTGCCACTCTAGAAGTACTTCTTCTTTCTTTTGAAGATGTTCAACCAATAGTTTCAGGTCAGCTACATCGAATTCCTCCTGTTGTCGAAGAAGTAATTTTTCGACTCCCAATGATTTCGCAATACGAAGAATTCCTAATCGTCTTTCTAATGCAAGAAGAGAGTCTCCATAGTCTCGAGTTTGAAGCAACATTGTTTGGTGTTCTATTCTCTCTTCCCCAGTAAAGTTTTCAAGATTGGCTTCCATTTCCTTATAAAGTTGGTCATGAGACAACTTCATGCGCTCATAGCCTAATTTCATTCCTAACACTTCTGCATCAACTGTTTCAAGGGTAAAAGCTCGTAATTCGTTTTGTTTATCCTTCATATCTGCTTGCATTTTATCGCGTCCATACAGCATGTCTTCACTAGCTTTTGCCATTACACGTTGAGTCGCTTCGGAATTTGCTTCTAATGATTCCGTATATCTGCGGTTCGCAGCAATTGCTTTTTCCAATTCAGGCGTTAAACGATCTCCGTAAAGAGATGCCATTGTTTCCAGCATCTGTCCATATTGTTCAAAAAATCTGGGATCAAGTTCTCCGTTTAACTCCTCAAATGCTTCAATAAATGGTTTTTGATTAGCCAGCAAATGTTCAATCTGGGCATCATACCCCTTCATTGAAGCAATCATCAGTCCGGTCGTGGAGGAAGCGAACTCGTTAGCTTCAGCTAACGCAATCTGCGCTTTCATTGCTTCTTCAAGATCTTTAGGGAAATTCTTCTCATCCATTTGAATTCGAAGCTTTTCATATATCTCCCACATTTTTGTCGCTTCGAATGTAGTCAGCTTTATACCTCTATCGGACAACACTATCAAAGCATTTTCCAATTGCCTGACTTCTTTAGACGGTAATCCCATTATTTTTTCTACAAGGTCTTGCAATGCATCGACATCACTGTCAGTGAGGCCTGCCAACGTTAACCTCGCGGCTGCGTCTCTGGAGATGTCTAATTTATTTGCCATGTTCTGAAGGGCTACTGCCGCCTTATCTATGGTTTCTACTCCCTCCCCCAACTCTGTATCAAGAGTTGCCATCTGAGCCCCATATTCGCTTGCTCGAGCCGTGGCATCAAGCATTTGTTGATTTAATTCAATGATTCCATTTATAATCGCCTCTACCTGGGAGGCATGGCTGGGCACCTTTTCTCCAAGATAACTCGGCGCGCGAGGAGCTGTAGCCGCCCCTGGTTGACTGAGAGCGATTCCCTGTTGTTCTAATATATCTTTCTTCTGTTGTATTAAAGCAATTTCTGCTAGAGCATCATCACGATTTACTTCAGCTGCTGCATGTCGTCGTCTATTCTCATCCTCCCTGGCTTTGATAACACCACGAATCATGTTATTCATGCTGGCCAGGTTTCGTAAATCCCCTTGAAGTGCCATGCTCATTTCTCGAGCAGTTTTACCGAAGATATCGCCTAACCGAGTTAAAGCATGAACAGTTAATTGATTCTCCGTGGTCATTTCGTTCAACGACTTTTTCCAATCCACACTACTCATATTCGCTTTTGATACTTGTTCGTTATACTCCTTCATTTTAGCGATTGATACGCCAATTACTTCGGCTTGAACTGACATCTTGTCATTAAAGTTTTTTGCTGAAGGATTAAGTTTTTTCCACAGACGGACTAATCCCCAACCAATAGCTACAAAAGCTGCAGTAAGGGCTATCCCCTTTGCCATCGCTAATGTCCACGGTGTAAATATCCTGAATTTCATTCCTGCCATCCATCGACCTAATGCAGTTCTAGCTTGTATAGTGTGTTCTGTGAACAACGCCATTTGTGCAGTATTCAAAGAGTTTGCAAGTGTAAACGCTTTGACAGCTTTTATTGCAATAAACGTCAGCGCCCCAAGAGGAACCAATGCTAAAGCTACAGCACCAAGACCTGCAATTACTGGACCGAGAGCAACAGTAAAAGCCATAAATTTTACAATCGTGTTTTTTGTAGACGTATCCATCGTCTTCAAAGAAAATGCTATTGCTTCTATCCATTTTACGAGCCTCATCAACATCGGAGCGACCCAGCGTTCGAGGGTAGTACGGAATGCGTCAAATATCTCGATGCCAGCAATTTTGACTCGTTCAGTCAATTTATGGACTTGATTTGTAAACGAAGCCATCTGTTTTTCAGCAACCCGCTGTGTTACTCCAAATGCATCTTTAAAATGAGCTTCAAATTCTCGAATACGTTTACTGGCTCCAACTAAAGCCAACGTAGCTTGAAGGGATCGCTCTTGGAATCCCAACATTGTAAACATCGACTTCTTTGTTTCGTCCGTCAATCCCTCCATACGATTTTCAAGGACTTCAATAATATCAGCTAAACTTCTGAATTCTCCTGTCGCTTTATCAAAAACTGCTCCTTCACCGACAAGTTCATCCCATGCCTCTGTACTTTTCAGGACAGATCGCTGTAAATCACGGATAACGATAAACATCTGACGGCCAGCCGTTCGACCCTTGATGCCTCGTTCCGCAAAAGCTGCGAGAGCAGCAACCCCTTCTTCAACTGAAATACCGAAAATACGAAATGCGACTGCCGCTCGATTTGTTAAAGCTTCTGCAAATTCTTGAATGGTTCCTTGGGCTCGGTTATTCGCTTCTGTCAATACGTCAGCTACCCGACGCATATTCTCCATATTTTGAATGGGGTCTTGACTTCTTAATCCCAATGAAATATAAGCATCGGACAACAGTTCAGTCGCTTTTTCTAAACCAATAACACCGGCTTGTGCAAAATTCGCTGCCACCGGTAAGGCTCTAATCGATTCCGCAGCATTTAACCCTGATGACGCAAGAAAGAAGTACGCTTCTGCCGCTTCTTTTGCAGAAAATTTTGTCGTGACTGCAATGGTCTTCGCCGTGTCTTCCATTTGGCGACGAATTTTTGGAGTAACTTTATCAATAATGGCTAGCGATTCCGTCATCGCTTGATCAAAGGCAGCTCCGACCTTTATAATGGAACCTGCCAAGATACCCAAAGGCACACCAACGCCTGCCGTGATTCTGGAACCCAGAAAGAAGAGGTTCGTCCCGAATCGCGTTATGGTTTGTGTAGCTGTCCCGATTTCCCTAATCCATTGTTTGGCATTCAGAAATAATTGCGCTTTTAGGGTTCCAACATTTTCAGCCATTATTCTTCTTCTTTATTTTTTTTCCGTCTCTCAAGTTCTTTTCGGCGAGCCGCAATTTCTTCTTTTTTAGACATCGTATTACGGCCTAAGACATCTTCGATACGAAGTCGTCTTTTCAGATTCCCACCACTATTGGCAAGGATGGTGACATATTTCGCTTCTGTTTCTTCTTTAAATTTCCGTCGCCAATTCCATCCCTCAACTAAATCGTAATACTCCCTGGGGGTCATCTGGTATAATTCTTCGTGTTTTAATGCTAATGCTCCAAATGCTATGGGTTTGGCTTCTTTGAGCCACTCGCGCCACGTTTTGACCCCTCTTTTAACGTTTTCGGGGTGATAGGGGATTCGTTTCCCGAGTCATCGGCTTCACCTGTTTCTTTATCTTCTGGAGAACCGATAGCTCCTTGATCAATGGCAGCTTCAAAACATTTCCCTAATACGATGTCTACCGTACCGCCTTTACGAATAAATTCTCCGACCAAATCACCAGCCCCTTGAATTGTGAGAGTGGGATCATCGGACTTACAACCTGCCCACAACATAGCACGAGCGGTTCCAAACACAGCTTTCATGTTCAATAACTGGCCTAGACCCATTCCATTGATCTGTTCGAAATCGGCAAGGGCATTAAAATCGTATCGCAAATAGCGAGGATTACGCTCAACGCCTTTTTCTACAAAAATTGTAAGCTCACGAGAACGAAGGTTGGACATACGATTTCTCCTATAACCCTGAAACGGAGGCCGAGAGGCGAGCGTGACAGGGTAAAAATAAAGAGGTGGGGGACATTCCCCACCTCTCTTTTTGCTCAACGTCGATTACGACGTTGCTCTTGTTAGCGTACCGGCTGACCTAAACGTAGCACTGACGGTTTCCAAATCACCGACCGATCCAGTCATTGGAGGATAGCTCTCCAGTACTGCACT